TGACGCATCCACTAAAAAATTCACTATAAAGTTGAAAAAATTAGATGCTAGATAACATTGATCCGACGCAGATCAAAATGTTATTTGAAACTTTGTCGCGACCAACGGTGTATCAAGCCGTGTCTCCGGTCACTGGAGACGTAAAATTACGCTTCTGGATAATCCGGTTCATAATAAAAAACCGGAGGACCCAAATAGAAATACAAGGAGAAATCTTCTCCTGCTGATATGTACGATCTCAAAAACGCTCGATCGTTAAAAGCGTCCTTAGCATAAGTTAAGGAAGTATACATTTTTTGTTGATAAGTATCATCATTATACAACTGTATACGACGTTTTGCCGGTGCAAAACGATACCTAGAATAATACGGAATTTCTGTACTTATAATAGGGTTAACGGTAAGTGGCTGAGTTGCCATGCCGTTGAAAGTGGACATAAATTCTAAATTATTCTGATAAAAAGAACCTATGGATGCTGGATTGGCGAGAGCTGTTACAATATAAGAATTTGTGCCAGGCACACCACGTGGGGAATGCGTGACAGTTAAACCAGCTCGATTAGTGGGGTTAGATAAACGCGTAGCATCAATTGCGTATCGAATAGAACCTCTCCATCCTCCATATGCACTAGTTAAATAATTTAACAATGTCATAGATGCATAATAGTAATTTCCTGCGCCTGTAAGACTTGCTAAACCTGAAGGAGGTCCATAACCAGGATAATAAGGAAACATATTACGAACATATGTTATCGTTTCTATATTATCGGTAGCAGAAGTAGCACGCAAAATTTCGTGAAACTCATATCGTTTTACTAATTGTCTAAATGACTTAATAGTTTCACCGAAATGCACTAAATTTGTACCATCATTTAGAGCAATGTATTGTGCCATAGCATCCAATTTAGGAGGATCAACAGGTATAGAATCTTCCTGTTCAACAACTTCCTCTGATTGAGGCTCCAATTGAGTAGCTGTAGTCAAACGCAATCGATTCATAATTAATCCATCTGGTTGTGCCAATTCAAAATCATCTAATGCTGAAACAAATACATTAATTGAAATGTCATTATCAATAGTGGTATCAGGTACTGTAAGCTCATTAACAACGTAAACAGCCAAATGTCCGTTCCCATATCCAATGGCTGGAGTAGCAGTTCCTATAGACAAGTTTCCCATCATTGCATCTTGTGTCAATGTACCTACTTTAATATGTTCCTTAAATGTAGTATGTTGAGCCCAACCTACATCAATTGTAAAATCAGTATTATCACTAATATCAACAACAGTAGTGTAAGCCACATTATATTCGGAAGTTCCAATAGGAGTAGAAGTTGGATCATAAACAATTTTTAATCTCCCACGATGATAATTACTACAAACTACTTGAAATCTATAACGCATAGAACCTCTCCATTGTCTAAAAGGAACAGAAGCAAAACAACAAGCTGGTAAATGTAATTCAGTACCATTTCCATTGTTAAATAATTTGTGTACACAAGGATCAACAACTATATTATATAATAAAGCTTCTTCCGGTCTGCCTAACTGCCATTCAAAAGAATCTATCCATGATTCCCTAGTTGCAATGTTCGCTATGGCCATTTCATCAGTATTAGCTAAACCAGCTATACGTGGATCAACAGTTAACTCTTGTTTACAATCTACAGTTAATTTAAAAACTGAATCTGGCATGTTTGTAGCTGCAAAATTACCTTTAGCAACAGGATGATTTCTGGTTATACTAAAATCAGTAGGAGCTGAATATCCAAATACCTTTGCTGCATTTCCAATAGCATTTGCACCAATTTGCGTGGCTAAAGCATAAGGACCAATATATGGAACTTTAACTAAATTAGACATCATATTGGCAACTGCAGTAGCTTTTGTAGAAATTGGCTTATCGCCATATTCATCAGATTGAGGTGTAATAGAACCTGGTTCAAACTGTGTTGGAATGGCAAATTTAACTTCTTCAGCCCACGCAAACACACTTATAGATACAGA